CGCGCGTACTCGACGCGTGAGCAGGGGGCGGTGCCGCTGCGTGTGATCGCCAGCGATCAAGGGGGCTGGGAACACGTCAGCGTGAGCCTGCCCACGCGCTGCCCGACCTGGGATGAAATGAGTTTCGTTAAGGGGCTGTTCTGGAGCGAGGAGGACTGCGTGGTGCAGTTCCATCCGCCGCGCAGCGAGTACGTGAACCTGCACCCGTTCTGCCTGCACATGTGGCGGCCGGTGGGTGCGGACATCCCGTTGCCGCCGAGCTGGATGGTGGGGCCGAAGACATGAGCACGCCGCACACGCTCCTGTTGCCGATGCGCACGCAGCGCGGGCTGAACAACCGCGAGCACCCGATGTCGAGGCACCGGCGGGTGAAGAAGGAACGCGCGGATGTGGCGTGGTTCTTGGTGCGCTACGCACGCGAGCACGGCAAGCCGGCCATTCCCTGCAGTGTGCTGCTGACGCGCATCTCGCCCGGTAATGGCGTCGACGATGACAACCTCGTGGGCTCGCTGAAGAGCGTACGCGATGAGGTGGCACGCTGGCTCGGGGTCGATGACCGCGACCGCATGACGGTGCGCTACCGGTACGCGCAGCGGCGCGGGCCATGGGGCGTGCAGATCGAATTCGGCGAGCCCGTGGTGGGCGCGCAGTACGTGCTGGAGGCAATGGAATGAGAACACCCGCACAACGACGGCGCGACGCGCCAATCCTTCCCGAGCTTGTTGAGCATGTCGGCCGTTTGATAGACGAGCAGCGCGGCAGCGCGTGGCCCCCAGGCCTCATGCAAGACGATTGCGCGGGCCTGAGCAAGTGGCTTGCATCGCGCCCCGACGCGCGCGAGATTGCGCGCCGCGTGTGCGATGAGATAGGCGAAACGCGCGCCGCAGCGCTACTGCGGTAACCGGCCCACCGGAACCCACGCCGGCTCAGAACGGAACCGCAAGGCGTGAGCCTCGACGAGTAGGAGACCAACCATGCCACCGATCGCACTTGCCATGGCGCTGGCGCAGTACGCGCCGCAAGTCATCCGCTGGATCACCGGCAGCGACAAGGCCGAGGACGCGGCCGAGAAAGTCGTCGCGATGGCCGAGGTGGTCACCGGCGAGCACGGCCAGCAGGCGGTCGAGAAGCTGAACGGCAGCCCCGAGCTGCAGGTGCAGTTTCGCGAGGCGGTGATGGCCAATGAGCTGGAGATGGACCGCGCCTATCTGGCCGACCGAGCCGGCGCCAGGACACGCGACATCGAGCTGCGCCGTGCCGGTCAGCGCAACTCGCGCGCCGACATCATGGTGGCGCTGGCGTTCATTGCGGTGATCGTCATCGCCTCGCTGATGGCCTTCGGCGCGGTCAACGGCGACAGTGCGGCCGGCGGCTTTCTGGTGGCGGTGGGCGGCATGTTCGCGCGCAACATCGGCACCGCTTTCGATTTCGAGTTTGGCAGCTCGCGAGGCGACAAGGACAAGGACAACATCCTCGCGGCTGCGCAGCGCAGGACGATGACGCCATGAATGTCGAGCTGGAGAACGCGTTTCAGCGGCGCGTCAAGGAACTGTGCCCCGAGGAGCACGAGGCCTGGACGCTGGCCTCGCGCGAGCTGGCCGAGGCACTCAATGCGCGCCTGGGCAACTACACCCCACTGACCGCCGAGGAGAAGCAACACTTCGACCAGCTCATGGCGCGGGCCCAGGAAGCCAAGCGGGCGGCGCGCATGACGTTCGCGTTGCGCTGGCATGAGCTGGGCTCGAAGCGACAGCGCGACACCTAGGAGACCACGATGGACGAGCAGCGATTCCTCTCGACGATGGAGGCGGTGTGGCGGGAGTGCACCCGGCCCGAGGCGCAGACCATCCTGCTGGACCGGCACACCGGCGCGATGTTCGTGCGTGTCAGCGATGAAGTGCGCCGGCTTCGACAAGTGCCGACACCGGCCGGGCTTCGTGGCCTGTTTCCGTCGCTCAAGCAACGCACATGAAGGAGAGCACCTCATGCCGAGCAAGTCACCAGCACAAGCCCGCCTGATGCAGGCGGCAGCACACAACCCGACGTTTGCCCGCAAGGCCGACGTTCCGCAGTCGGTCGCGCGTGAGTTCGTCAGCGCCGACAAGGCCAAGCGCATGGCCTCCCAAATGCGCCGTGACGCGAAGGAGAAGTAACCATGTCCATGCTTGCCCTGATCCTGCTTATCGCTGCGCTGGTGCTGTTCATCATCGGCGCGATTGGCGTGCCCTCGGGCCGCATCAATGTCGTGGCCGCCGGCCTCGCCTGCTGGGTCGCCTCGCTGCTCATCTCGCGCGGCGGTGGCGTGGGTTGATGGACTGGGAGAAGCTCGGCACGGCCCTGGCCGCTCTGACGATCGGAGCGGGGGCCATTGCCGCGCGGGTGCGGCGCAACACCAGCAAGGAAAACGTGGCCGCCGCCAAGGATGCGGCCGAAACGCGGCTCATCTCGCGCCTGCAGGAAGAGCGCGACCACGCCCAGGCCGAGGCCCACGATGCGCGCGAGCGTGCCGCTGCCGTGATCGCGCATGTCGCGCGCCTGGAGGCGCAGAACACCTACTTGAAGAGCTATGCGCGGCGCCTGCTGCGGGCGATGCCGCCGAAAGAGCGCGTCATCTACGAAACGGACTTTTCGCCGTTCATTGACCAGCCCGAGGAACCACCCCCATGACGATGGATGACCCGCTACTCGGCACGCTGCTGGGACACTGGCACCAGTGGCGGCGCGGCTACTCGCACGAACGCGGGTACACCCGCCAGTGCCTGGACTTCGGCGCGAGCACCGGCGACGACGACGATCTGGAGCTGGCGCAACTGCGCGCGATCGAGGAGGCGGTCTCGACGATGCCACGCGAGGAGCAGATCGCGCTGCAGCACGTGGCGCGCGCCGAGTGCCTCGGGGTCGAGGTGATGTTCTCCCCTCTGCTGCTGAACCGCGAGCACCGCGAGCTGTTGGTGGCGCGCGCCCTGGAAACCCTGCGGCGGCGCCTGTTGCAGGCGGGTGTGCTGTAGTAGCACAATCGCGCCCGTGGGCGCAGTGCGCCCGAAGCAAGCGGCCCCCTCCTCGGGGCCGCTTCGTTTTTTGGACCCAGCAACATGGCCGACCTGACCACTGCGAAGCGCAAACGCAGTGGGCCGGCGACTGGGCGCGCCGGGCGGCCGTCGAAGTGCAGCAATAAGACCGTGAGCCGCGACATCCGGCTGCAAACGCTCACCGCGCTGAACTTCGTGGGCGGTGTGCAGTTCTTGGTGAGGCAGGCGCGCAAGAAAAACAACGCGCCGTTCATGGCGCTCCTGGCCAAGTGCCTGCAGCAAGACGACGGCTCGCAGGACCACGGCATCACGTTCGTGATCAAGACCATCAACGTGACACCGGGCCCGGTGGCCGGTGTGCTCAATAGCCCGATCGTCGAGCACGTGCAGCCGATCCGGCTCGTTGCCAATGGGGGTGAAGTCATCGACGTCGAGCCGATCGGCGAGAGCGATGAAGACTGAGCAGGTGATTGACGGCGGCATGGTGCCGCGCCATTACCAGCTCCCCTACATGGCCGCGATGGACAGCGGGTGCAAATTCGCCTGCTGGGTCATGCACCGGCGCGGCGGCAAGGACCGCACCGCGCTCGCCCAGGTCTGCAAGCAGGCGTTTCAACGGGTCGGGCTGTACTGGCATTGCCTGCCCACGCTGAAGCAGGGCCGCAAGGTGGTATGGGACAACATCACCAGCGAGGGCAAGAACCTCGTGCGGCAGACCTTCGCCGAGAACCTCGTCAAGCGCCGGCTCGAAGACGAGATGAAGCTGGAGCTGGTCAACGGCTCGATTGTGCAGATCGTCGGGGCCGACAACTTCAACGCCCTGGTGGGCGCGTCGCCGGTGCATGTGACGTTCAGTGAATGGTCCCTGACCGACCCGCGCGCCTATGACTTCGTGCGCCCGATCCTGCGCGAGAACAACGGCAGCGTTTCGTTCATTTACACCCCGCGCGGCTACAACCACGCGCACCGCACGCTGGAAATCGCGAAGAAGCTGCCCGGTGCGTTCGTGGCGGTGATGAACATCCGCGACACCGGCGTGCTGAGCGAGGCCGACATCGAGCTGGAGCGGGCGCAGGACATGCCCGAGGAGCTGATCCAGCAGGAGTATTACTGCGACTTCAGCGCCGCCAACGTCGGCGCGATCGTCGGGCGCTACATCGCGGCGGCCGAGCGCGATGGACGCGTGAACGTCGATGCAGCGTGGAGTGCCGGCTCGCGCATCGTGGTGTCGAGTGACATCGGCTATCGCGACGCTGCCGCGTTCTGGTTCTGGCAGCTCAAGCTGGGCGGCTTCGACCTCGTGCACTACGAAGAGGGCAGCGGCCTGGAAGCCGGCGAGTGGATCGACCGCCTGAAAGCGGTGGGCATCCCGATCAATCACCTGTACCTGCCGCATGACGCGCGCGCCAAGACGATGGCCACGCGTTACACCGTCATCGAGCAATTCGCGCAGGCCTTCGAGTGCTCGATCGTGCCGCAGACCAAGCTGCAGGACCGCATCAACGCCGCGCGTTCGGTGCTCCCTCATTGCCAGTTCCACATTGACCGCACGGCGCGCGGCCTGGAGGCGCTGCGCGCCTGGGCCTTCAAGTGGGACGAAGAGCGCAAGCTGTTCTCGTCCGAGCCCGACCACAACTGGGCCAGCCACGGCAGCGACGCCTTCAGCTATGGCGCGCAGATCGTGCGCGAGCTGGTGCGCGAGAGCAAGCCGGCGCGCCAGATGCCCGACGCGTACGACGGGCAGTACTACCCCTTTTCGCTCGACGAGCTGCACGAGACGTGTGGCCGCTCACGTGAACGCCGCATCTGAAGGACCGCACGATGGAAACCGACCAGCTCGACAGCGAAACGAAGCCCGGCACGAAGCTGCTCGACAGCGCGAAGGCCGCGCGCAAGTGGCAGACCGAGCTGAGCGCATCCAAGAAATGGATGGGGCCATTCACGAAGGCCGCGCGCAACTGCGAAAAAGCGTACCTCGATGAGGGCATCGGCGACGACACGCTGGCCAGCCATGACGGCAAGGTCAATCTGTTCTGGAGCAACGTGTCGGTGATCCTGTCGGCGATCTATGGGCGCCTGCCGAAGGCTGAAGTTGATCGCAAGTTCAAGGACTTCGACGACGATGTGGCGCGCGTGGCCGGCATGATCATGCAGCGCATCCTCAATGGCGACATCGAGCGCGAGCACGACGACACCGCAGCGGCGATGCGCGACGCGGTGCAAGACCGGTTCATTGCCGGCCTGGGGCAGGTCTGGTGCCGTTATGACGTCGAGACCGAGGAGTACGACGAGCCGGTGACGGACCCGATGAGCGGCATGCCGACCACCGACCCGGAGACGGGCCAGCCCGCCACGCGCAAGGCCGAACGCATCATCAACGAAGAGGCCGAGGTGGACTTTGTCTACTGGGCCGACTTCCGCTATTCGCCGTGCCGGCGCTGGCGTGATTGCCGCTGGGTCGCGCGCCGTGTGTACATGAGCGAGGCGCGGCTCAAGAAGCGCTTCAAGCTGAAGCCCGAGCAGCTCACGATGGTGCCCATGAGCACACGCGAGGCCGACAGCGAGACCAACCCGCAGGATGACGTGCTCAAGGCCACGCCGTTCAAGCAGGCGGCCGTGTGGGAAATCTGGAGCAAGGATGACAACTACGTTTGTTGGTACGTCGAGGGCTGTTCGTTCGTGCTCGACCAGCAGCCCGACCCGCTGGAGCTGGACGACTTCTTTCCCTGCCCGCAACCGGTGGTGGCCACCACGCTGACGAAGGCGTTCCGGCCGCGCCCCGACTACGCGATGGCGCAGGACTTGTACCGGGCGCTCGACCGCATCAACGCGAAGATTGATCACCTGACCGAAGCGGTGAAGGCCGCCGGTGTGTACGACAAGTCCGCCGGCCCGGTGAAAACGCTGCTGACCACCGGTGTCGAAAACGCGCTCGTGCCGGTCGACAACTGGTCCGCGTTCACCGAGAAAGGCGGCCTGAAGGGCGTGGTCGACTGGATGCCGATCGAGGCCTTCGTCAACGCGATCGTGCAACTGAACAGCCGCAAGCAGCAGCTACAGCATGACCTGTACGAGGTGCTCGGAATCAGCGACATCATGCGCGGCGCCAGCGTCGCCAGCGAGACCGCCACCGCGCAGCAGCTCAAGGTGCAATACGGGGGCGCACGCTTGACCAACCTGCAAGGCGACGTGTCGCGCTTCGTCAGCGCCGTGATGCGCATCCGCGCGAACATCATCTGCAACGTGTTCCAGCGCGAGACGCTGCTGAAGCGCTCGCAGATCGAGCGCACGCCCGACGCGAAGTTTGCGCAGCAGGCGGTCGATCTGCTGAAGAATTTCGGCGTGGCGATGTACAGCATCACCGTCACAAGCGATTCGCTGGCCGCGCCCGACTGGGCCGCCGAGAAGGAAGCGCGTACCGAATTCCTGGGCGCCGCGTCCAACTACCTCATGGCCGCCGCGCCGATGGCGCAGCAAAACCCGATGGTGGGCTCGTTCCTCATCAAGCTGTTGCAGTGGGCCGCCGCCGGCTTCCGGGGCGCGAGCACGATCGAGGGCGTGCTGGACGACGCCGCGCGCCAGCTCGCGCAGCAGGCGCAGCAGCCGCCGACACCGGCGCCACCGTCGCCCGAAGACGAGAAGCTGAAGGCCCAGGCCGCGAAGGCCGGCGCCGAGGCCGAGCGCACGCAGAAAGAAACGGCGCTGATGCCGTCGCCACCGCTGATGACAGCCGGCGGCCCGCAGCCTGGAGGCCCGCAGCCCGGCCCCATGCCGATGATGCAACCCATGCCGATGCCGCCGATGAACGGTGGCGTCATGCCTCAGTGAGGAACCGACACCATGGCCACTACTGCAGACGTCGAGGCCGCCTTGAGCCGGCTTCGCGCGGCGCGCGCGAAACTCTTCGAGCTGACGTCACAGAAAGACGCCGCGATTGCCAGGAAGAATCGCGACAACCAAATGGCGACGGACCTCAATGCGGCGATCACGGCCCAGAAAACCGAGGTGGCCAATGCGCGCACCGCTGCCGCCGCGATCCTTCAACAAACCGAGGATGGGGTGGTGTGATGCCGACCTATGCATTCCGCTGCGCCGAGTGCGGGCGCGTCGACGAGCTGGTGATGTCCATGGCCGACTACATCCACCGTCGGCCGACCCTGTTCTGCCACGGCGACACCATGCAGCGGCACCTCACCGTGGTGCCGACCCTGGCGCGCGCCAACGCGCTGGCGAGTGAGCGGCACTATGACGGGCTGCGCGCGAGCGACGGCACGCCGATCGACACCCGCGCCAAGCACCGCGCGTACATGAAGGAGCGCGGGCTCACGACGATCGACGACTTCACCCAGACATGGAAGCGCGAGGCCGAGCAACGCGCCGAGCGGCTCGCCGGCAACGACCCGACCCGCGCACGCGACATCGAGGCCGCCGTCGCCAAGCTCGGGGGCTGAAATGGACGTTGCCGAACTGCTGCGGGAGACCGGACGAAACACCGTCGGCCTGGGCGACGCTGCGTTGACGCTCGGCAAGAGCGCGACATGGTTGCCCGTCAGTGGGTACGCAGGCCTCGCGAAGCTGCTGCGCACTGGCGACCTGAACGCGGCGGTGCGCGCGATCGAGGAGAGCCAGGAACTGGCCGGGCCGAGCACGCGCGAGGGCGCCGAGTACCTGAGCAAGCTCGGCAAAGGCGTCGACTATCTCGTTGACCCGTGGAAGAAAAACGTGCTCGACCCGATCGGCGACAAAAGCCCCGCGCTGGGTGCCGCCCTGGCCGCCGGTGCCGCCGTGGTCGACCCGACCAGAATAGGCAGGACGGTGCGCGGGCTCGGGCGCGCCGCCGTGCCCAGCGCCATGCGCCAAGCGCAACGCGGCGCCATCGACGTCGACGCGATCACCAAAGCGCTGCGCGAAGCGCCTGAGCCGGCGCTGCGTGGTCCTGCCCTGGACAAGCGTGCCGGCAGCGCGACCTATGAGTACGTGCCGGGTGCCAATGTCGGCCACGTGCCCGAGATGCTCGACGCGCCCTTTGAGCACAAACGCGAGTACGGCACGCAGGGCGCCTGGGCGACGCCGGCACCGATCGCCCCCGTCGACGCCGGCCACCGCGACGCGCTCTACCGCGCCGCCGGCTTCAAGCAGCAGCCCACGCTCGAAGCGGTCGGCCAGTACGAGAACAGCCTGGGCGCGATCGAGAACAACCCGGTGCACATCGCCCGCCCGTTGCTCGACTTCACCCCCGGCACTGCCGCCGAGGTGAACCCGCACACGCTGCGCAGCGTCGAGGCCGTCGAGGGGCTTCGCGGGCTCATCGACGCACAGGAAGCGGCGGCGATGAATCTGCCCGTCACGCAGCGCGCGCGCAAGGGCAAGACAAGCCTGCTGCTGGAGCGCCCGACGCAGCCCAGCGCCGAGGAGCTGCAGCGCTTGACTGCCGTGTTGCGCGACACCGGCATGGGCGTGACGCCGACCAGTCGCGGTGCGCTGCTGATGAACTTCGCCGACGCCCCCCAGGCGGCGCAGAAAGCCGCCCTGAAGGCGCGCGGGCAGCTCGCCGAGGCCTACCCCGGTGCCGAGCTGAGCAAGGCCGCCTATGAGGGCGTGTATGTGCCCGGCGTCACGCCGGCCAGCGAAGCCGGCAAAGGCATCGCCACCGCGCGCGCACTGCAGCGCTTCGGCGAGGCGCCGCCCGAGCTGGCGCGCAACGTCGGCGAGAGCGACGAGGTGCGCCGCCTGATCAGGGAAAAGATCAGCCGCGACGAGACGCTCGGCAGCGCTCGCCCCGACATCCAAAAGACCCGCGAATTCTTCGGGGCAAAGGACTGGCCGCGCGTGGTCGAGCTGATCCGCAAGGGCATGAAGCCGGCCGCCGCAATGTCAGCCCTCGGCTTCTCGCTCGAAGGCATGGCCGCAGATCAACAGCACTAGTTCCACGTGAATCAAAGTGCGGTGACGTGGTGCAGAGAACTATGGAGTACAGGACATGGCAACCACCGACACGCAAGACCCGACCCTGCAACAGGGCAACGACGAAGAGCTGACGCTGCGCGACCAGCTTGATGAAGCCTTCGAGCAGGCGGCCGGCGACGAGACGCAGGGCGAGGCCGCCGCCGCGTCGCGCACCGAAGGCGAAGAGCGAGCGCGCGACGAGCGCGGGCGCTTTGCGCCTAAGGCCGAAGGCGAGGAGGCCCCCGGCAAGGCCCCTGGCGGGCCGCAGGAGCGCACCCAGCCACTGCCCGAGGGGCAAGCTGCAGCACCCACCCCTGCGCCCGCTCCTGGCGACCTGAAGGCCCCGGCGAGCTGGAAGCCCGAGGTACGCGAGAAGTGGGGCAGCGTGGACCCCGTCATCAAGGCCGAGGTGCACCGGCGCGAGTACGAGATGCAGCAGGTGCTGCAGCAGTCGGCCGGCGCGCGCCAGTTCATCGACGCTTTCGAGCGCGTGGTGCAACCCTATGAGATGTTCATCCGCGCGGAAAACTCCAATCCGCTGGCGGCCGTGCAGAACCTCATGCAGACCGCTGCCGAGCTGCGCGTGGGCACGCCGCAGAGCAAGGCCCAGCTCGTCGCCGGGATCATCAATAGCTTTGGCATCGACGTGCAGATGCTCGACTCGCTGCTGTCCGGGCAGGTGCCGCAGGCAGGCCAGCAGCCGCAGCAATTCCGCGATCCCCGCTTTGACCAGTTCCTGGCCCAACAGCAGCAGCTCCTCGCGCAGCGCGCGCAGCAGGAGGATGCCGAGATGCGCACGCAGCTCGCGACGTTCGGCGAGGCGCATGAGTTCTATCGCGACGTGGCCGGCGTCATGGCCGACATCGTGGAGATTCGGGCGCGACAGGGCCAGCCGGTGGACCTCGAAAAAATCTATGCAGAGGCTTGCAAGATGCACGAGGGTGTGTCTACCATCCTCGCTCAGAGAGCGGCTGCTGCAAAATCGAGCAGTAACTCTGCTGCGGTCCTTCGAGCGAAGAGAGCAGCGGCGAGCGTGAAGGGTGAACCGACCCCCGACGGGGCCACGGTCCCGAAGAACGACTCGATCCGCGCCGCGATTGAAGCCGCCATCGAGACGACAGGTCGACCCTGAGTCTCGACACACCGGGTGCCCATGGCGGGCCCATCCGGTTCGCGAGCGCCATTAAGACCGGCGCGGATGAACCTACGGGCCATCTCCAAACAGGTCGGTTACTCCCACCTTGGAGGCCGCCATGGCATTCCCCAACGTCACCGACATCGTCGCGACGACGATCGAGAACCGCAGCAAGAAGCTGCAAGACAACGTCAGCAAGAACAACGCGCTACTGCGGCGCCTGGAAACGCGCGGGAACATCCGCACGGTCTCGGGCGGTTCGCTGATCCTCGAAGAGCTGACATTCGCCGAAAACGCGAATGTCGGCTGGTACTCGGGCTATGACCTGCTGCCGGTCGCGGCACAGGACGTGATCAGCGCCGCGCAATTCGACTTCAAGCAGGCTGCCTGCCCCGTCATCATCAGTGGCCTAGACCAGTTGAAGAACGCTGGCAAAGAACAGATGATTGACCTGCTCGAAGGCCGCATCAAGGTCGCCGAGTCAAGCATGATGAATCTGCTTGCGGCCGGCGTGTACAGCGACGGCACCGCAGCCGGCGGCAAGCAGGTGGTCGGGCTCAATGCCGCCGTGCCGATCAACCCGGCGGTGGGTGTGTACGGTGGCATCGACCGCGCCACGTGGACTTTCTGGCGCAGCAAGACGACCACGATGGGCGCGGCGGCGACGTCGGCCACCATTCAGGCCGCGTTCAACACCATGTGGGCCTCGCTCGTGCGCGGGTCCGATCGCGTCGACCTGATCGTGGTCGACGATTTCATGTGGGGCGTCTACCTCGCCTCTCTGCAGGCGCAACAGCGCTTCGCCGGCACCGAGACCGCGAAGCTGGGTTTCCCGACGGTGCAGTACATGGATGCCGACGTGGTGCTCGATGGCGGCATCGGCGGCTATGCGGTGACGAAGACCGCCTATTTCCTCAACACCAAGTACCTGCATTGGAGGCCGCACGCCGACCGCAACATGGTCCCGCTGGCGCCGAACCGGCGCTATGCGATCAACCAAGACGCCGAGGTGCAAATCCTGGCCTGGGCCGGCAACCTGACCTGCTCGGGTGAGATGTTCCAAGGCCGACTCATCAGCCCCTGATCCCGCGTGATGGGCGCGAGCCCTTCGCGGTTGCCTTCCCAGGGGGGTGACTCCCTGGGTTTTTTGGAGACCGACATGGCGACGAAACACCCGTTCCATCCCCACCCCGAGCACGAGGCGCCGCTCGACGAGCCCGGCGCCGACGAGCGCATGGCCGACAAGCCAGCGGACGAGAAGAAGAAGCCGCAGCCGGCGCGGCCTTCGCAGCGCTCGGCGCTCGACGATCCCGATCACCCGTTGCATCACCTGCGTGATGCCTGAAGGGAAAGCACCTCATGAGCTATTCGTTCAACGTGCGCGGCACCAGTAAAGCCGACGTCAAGGCCAAGGTCGAGGCCGAGCTGGACAAGGTGGTCACCAGCCAGTCGGTGCACGCCTGCGATCGCGATCAGGCCGAGGCCGCCGCTGCCGCCTTCATCGACATCGTGGCCGATGACGACAGCAAAGACATTCAGGTGTCCGTCAACGGCTCGGTGGGCTGGGATCGCGACCCCACCCATGTGACCGCAGCCAGCGTTGCCGTGAGTGCCTCGCTGATTGCAAGAACTTGAGGAGCAAACCATGGCAGTGACTTTCAGCGGCGCCGTCAGTGCGAACGCGCCGGCCGTTGTCGATGAGACCGCAGGCCAGGACACCGGTGCCGTGAGCACGGGCATTGGTGTGACCGGTGCCGATGGCGCCCAGGTCGCAAACCAGCGCATCGGCGGCACGGCCTTCAATCTCACCGTCGAGACCGACGCCAACCTCGCGACGCCGGCCTGAGGCCCGACGCGCAAACGGAGAACCACATGGAAACATACGAAGGCGACCCGAGCATTTTCACGCGGCAGAACGCGGGCGACGATTCCCTGTTTGTCGTGTTCTACATGGGCGTGGTGAAGGACGAGGCCAAGAGCGTGGAACAGGGGCGCCCGATCTTCAATGACGTGGAGTGCGTGCGCATCATCATTCCCGGCGACAAAAACACCGTGAACGATCGGCCCGCGAGCGCCCAGGACAAGGGGCGTTTCTCGAAGCAGTACGCGATGTTCAAACAGGGCATGAGCGAAGAGGATCAGGTTACCGGGACGCG